TAGATAGGCACTACTATACAGCGTATAAGCCCGCTGTCAACCCCACGCTGCATAACAGCCGTAGGTTTATCGTAATGGCTTATCCCTATCTAGTCCCTTGAGCATGGACCCACGGAAGTTTGTCAGTCAGAGTATACTACGCTAGGTTATCCGTGTCAACACGGGCCTCTCTTACTTTACGATTATACTTCTGACTGACTTGTATTGTTAGGACCGATTGTAGAAGACGTTTCCTAGGACATCAACTACCGTTTTTACCGGCTGCTCGGCCCGACACAACCAACAAGTTTTCACTTGTTCTTCAATCATTCTACCATCTATTATCGGCTTGTCAAGAGGGTTTTCTTTAAAAATTTATGCCACAAAAATCCGTCTACCATTAGTGATTAACTTGCAATACGTTAAGTTATCGTAAGCGTCGGGATCGTTGTGTTTTCTCCAATATGGGGCGATTTTAGGATCGAACATAATTTCGTACTTGACTTCTGGTTCCAGAAACATAGCGTCTGTATGGCACCTGTCAACTACTTTATATTCTAAACACCTTACAAAACCGCAAACATCTCGCCGCTTACTCTGGAATACTTTTTCCGCCTTATTACGATTATTCTTTAAAACACAATCATTCATAATAAGAGAATATTTGGTGGGTTCAAGGTAGGTAACGTTTTTACCATCTTTAATCTGCCAATGTTTATAATGTTTACCAGCCCCAAGATGAAATCGTATATCAAACATCTCTTTCCTCAATAATACTAGATGATCCACAATCCATGCACAAGCAGTTGTCGTATGGGCCACCAATAACATTACCATCTTGGTCTACCCAAGCATCCCAACCAATTCTGCTACTACTACACTGTTCACACACAATACTCATCACGCCACCCCCTTTCAATATCTTTGCGGGTACGTTGACGCTTGGGGCGATTGTCCATAACGGTATCCCGATGTTCCTTGTGTCCCGTAGAAACTTCCCAAGGCTTTTTGACCTTGACCTTGATTTTGTTGTGGTTGCGTCGTGGGCGAATATCTTCGTTGTTCTGGAGCGTAATCATGCCAAATTCCATTCTCATGAAGGTAAAAAACTTTGTCTACGTTAGGATCATAAGCCATTAAACAGTATTGTACCGGATATTTTACTGGTGTCAAGTGCTTCTTAATGTCGGGGATTTGAATATCGCCCTTTTGATAGTCCTTCAAACCAGTATAAGCCAATCCAATAACCGTCAATATCACACCTATCCACTGAATCATATTGTTGCCTCTTTCCTTTCTCATATAAGGAATATCGGCAATCCATCAAAGAAACTTTACGCTGACTATCTCGTAAGCTTCGATTCTTATCTTTTGGATAAGACAATATCCCCACTTTTCCAAGCCCGCTCAATCAGTATATTTTGCCCAAATTTCATTTGTGCTGCTAGATATGCTCCAGTTTCTGATAGAGACTCTACATACCCCGCAAACCGATTATCTTTCCAAACTCTCCAAGTATACATATCATTTTCTCCTATAAAACCAGTATACACACTATATCGGACTTGTCAAGACTTTTCTTTAATTTAATCTAAGTCTTTATGCTGTAAGGGTTTACGTCAAACGCCCCCGGCCCCGCTCGTCCTAAGTCCTTACGTATCAATCACTTGCGTCATCTTTTCCAAGTGTCCATCCAGCCAATTTAGCAATGATTTTCAAAGATAATACATTAGTATCTGGTTGAGCAGTAACGTAATCACGCATACCACGTTCATCAATATAAAAATATTCGTCAAGGGTATCAAACTTATTACTATCATATAGAGCATTAATTGCTGTCTCTACTGGTCCAAACTCACTATCACGGATTAGTTCTAACGTGCCGCACTTAATATAATACTTAGGCATATTCAGACTCCATAAATTCTGCACATGAAACATCGGGATAAAAATCGCTCACATCACCAACGCTTTCTCTACCTAAATCAATAATAACTATCTTTTGTTTTTTACCACGCTTAACATATCCAAAGTTTCCTTCGTGAGCGTCAACATACTCTACACCACAATTATAAACATCGTCAAGTAGTTCACTAATCTCAGTGTTATTTTCACACATACAATCATTATAGCAATCCCCAGAACAATGTTGGTCATTACAAACATACGGGGTTGCTATTTCAGTAAGGTATCCCCAGTTACTTAGTTCTAAAACTTCTTCATACTTACGCTTTTTAGCGTTAATGCTCTTAATATAATAGTGAGGAATTCTAATCTTACATACTGGACTATAAACCCTTGGGGCTAAATTATCTAGAGATAGTTCCGTTTGAATAGTATGGGAAAATATAGCTAGGTTTTTAGTTGGAAAACTTTTAAACCCCTGTTTCTTTCCTTTAAGTTTATAAAATGAATTCTTACTGCCCGACGCTTCAAACTTCCCGATATACATATATATTCCTTAGTGAGAGGGAAACAATACGTTAGCCAAACCCTTGACGCACAAATCACATGATACACTACCCTTAGTAGGAGTGCAAGTGACAACACCACGGCCACGACGAATTTCGGGACACGTTACAAACTTCGTGCCGTTCAGCACAACCAGTTTGGGCAATGCTTTACGCCATGCGTCAGCCTTTGCTTTATTACGCGGACGCTTGGGAGCAATTTTCTGGTCGCTGTCACACCATGCAAACTTTTTGAAACCTTGAGCCATAGCAGCACCCATATCTTCATCATTATGAACGCTTGCATATACATTCATATACTTCTCAAACGATACCAGACGATCATCATAGATATGAGTGTAAAACCACATATCGGGCAGAGTTTTACCTTCGGCAAGAATACTCTCACAAGCCCACGTTACATTAGCAACATAGTCTAGGTCAAGTTCGCCATTGAGAAACCAATCGCCACGCTCATGCCAGCGGATAGACTTATCTTGACGAATAGCGTCCAGAATCATGGCACGAATTCGACCACGCTCAGTAATAAGATTTTGCATACCGGCAGGACGAACACCGGGATAAATCTTCTCGGTCTGCTCTGCATAGCAACCGTTTCCAAGAAATGCACAGCTATTCGGACAAGTATCGCCAACAGGGCGAGAAACAACCAAACAACCCTTGCCAAGCTTATCGTTACCGTTTGCAACTTTCATGGTATTCTCCTTTGTGTCCACTGATTCTACAGTATGTATCGGACAAGTCAAGAGAAAATCTTGAGAAAATAATATTTGTCTTAAGTGGTTGGTATCAAAGGACTTACGGCGAACGCGGCCCGCCCGCTTAGTTCTAAATCCTTACTAGATAAGAACTTACGATAAGAAACGAGAACGACGGGACTTGAACCCGCAACCTCCAGCGTGACAGGCTGGCGATCTAACCAATTGATCTACGTTCCCTTGGATTCATCAGAGTAAAACTCATAACCATCTTTATCATGAATAATTGCTATATCGTATGGCCTATCCATTTTCTCTTTTATAGATATCCAAAACCATCTTGCTTGTTGAACATTAGGAAATGGTCCAAAGGGAATAGTAAATGAGCCACCCTTCCCCTTAAAGGTTTCGTAATCTATAACCCAAGTTTTAAATACTACTGTTAGGTATACCATATGACCCCACGGAGATTCGAACTCCGGTAATCAGAACGAAAATCTGATGTCCTAGTCCACTAGACGATGGGGCCAACGGAAGAAGTAGGATTCGAACCCACGGAAGTTTTTACGCTTCTTCTGATTAGTAATCAGATGCATTAGACCGCTCTGCCATTCTTCCAAGCTGTACATTATACAAGTATACATACACTTTTTTAGTTGTCAATGGTTCAAATTTTGTGTATAATATTTAGGAGGTTCGAATTATGACACTAAAACAAAAAATTTTGAAATTAAGAGAATCTGGATACTCTTATAGGCAAATTGAGAAGGAATTGAATTGCTCAAAAGGAACTATATGTTATCACTGTGGAGAAGGACAAAAGGACAAGTCTACAAATAGAAGAATGTTCAATAGATCTAAAAAACATCCATTATTTAGAAAAATAGAATATTTCAATAATAAATACAATAAACCACTATTAAAATTATCTAAAGAGATTAAAACTTTCAATAGAATATTAAGACTAAAGATAGAATCATTTTCTGTTATAGAAAAAGGAGTATATAATAATATGTCTTTTACAGTACAAGAATTCTTAGATAAAGTTGGAGATCATCCTATTTGCTCTTTAACTGGTAGGTCTATAGACTTAATGAAACCAGCAAGTTATCAATTAGATCATATCATTCCAAGATCGAAAGGTGGGGATAACTCTTTGGATAATTGCCAATTAACAATTAAAGAAGCTAATCAAGCTAAACACAATCTTACTAAAGAAGAGTTTTTAAAGCTTTGTAAGGAAGTAGTCGATTACCATAAACTCCGAGAACAAGATTCGAACTTGTAACCTAGCGGTTAACAGCCGCTTGCACTACCGTTGTGCTATCTCGGAATAAGTTTCGGGACTACGATTCGAACGTAGAAAAGTTGATCCAAAGTCAACTGTGATACCGTTTCACCATCCCGAAGAGCCACTGGTCGGAGTCGAACCGACAACCCACGGTTTACAAAACCGTTGCTCTGCCAGTTGAAGCTACAGCGGCACCATCGCAACTCAAACGTCAGCCTCCGATTCATCTAGTCGTGTGTATTGTACCACTCATCACTATCATCAAATATAATAACATCATCATCCTCATCAATGAGAAGATCGTAAGTTTCATCGTATATAGAGTCTACATCAATCACAGAGCCACACCACTTGAGAACATTTTCATTATACATAATAAGATTTTCCCAAAAGTTCGTAGATGAATCCATATATTATACTCTATACACGGCAAAATGTCAATGGGTCATGTAGGACTTGAACCTACAACCAATCGGTTAAAAGCCGATTGCTCTGCCAATTGAGCTAATGACCCAAAATACGGGTTATGCCATACTCGGCCTTACATTTAACCGTGGCTTCTTTGATATCATTCTGCCAGCGGCCCGCATTATTTTATCGTCGTTTCACATAGTATAGTTTAATCTAAAAGGGAAGTTCTGTCAAGTCATCTTCTTGCTGACTATCGCCACAGCTTGTATC